GGTGATGATGAATGAAAGTTCGATGTGCGATGTGCGGCTTCGAGGCCGAAGTGGAGAACCCGTGGATGTCCACGGCTCCGATCCTGGCGTTCTTCGATAGTCGCCCACGTCGTGAACGCCTGGTCATGCCGGACGTTTGGATCTGTGACCTTCACAAGTAAGGAATCATTGTGATAGCAAGCTGAACAGTTTCGAAACCACCGACAAGGCCGAGAGTAAGAAAGCTCACGAGGACATTCAATCGAACAAGACCTTCCAGGTTCGACTCTTTCTCCTGGCGTCGCTCTTCCCGTTCCATGAGCCAGGTGGCGAACCTCGTCGTGCGACTTGGTGCAGCTACAGTTTCTTCAATCGTGGTTTCATCTGAGGTCATCTTGGCTCCGCTCCTTAATCAGTGTGAGAATAGCTTCGTCGTCCGAGAGTTCAACCGTCTCAAGGATGACCATGTAATTGACAAATGCTCCTTCGCCGGTTCCGGAACCCAGTTGACAAGTAAGATAGAGATCTTGGAGCACGACATGATCGGGATCGATTACCTTGAACGGTGCTACGGCTCCAGCGGTTCCCGATTGTCGAGCACCCAGGGCGGAAGAGCACCAGGCGATCTGTCGGTTGTCGCTCCACTGCCAGGTTGCATCCGTGTCATAATCGAGATGGAGAGTTCCAAAAGCCGCATTGTCTGCTCCGGCTGGATACCTGGAGGTCACGACGAAATCAATTACCCTGTAGCCGTGGTTCAAGTTTCCATCAGCGACAACGAGCCTTGTCGTGAGTCCTTCAACCGCAGTTCCTCGCAACGTGCGGAGCTTATGCGTCCCAACCATCACTTACCACGCCCTGCAATCTTGTGAGCTTCACGCACAGCACGCTTGAAACCGCCAGCTTTCCACTTGCCGGACTTGAGCTTGTATTTTGATGACACGCGTTTGAAGGCGGCTTTGTATCGCCGGTTATACGCGGAGACTTTCTTCTTCTTTGGAGCTTGAGCTGCAGCTACGGCTCCCGTGGTAGTCCCTTCGACAAATGCCTGGACGACTGGGGCCGGCAATCCGGTAGCTGTCGCCACAGGAACCAGCATCGCATCAGCAAGAGCTCTCATCTGTGCGGCCATAGCCATCTTCTGGCGTTGACACTCTGGAGAGTTGCACACAGTGATCGCCTCACTGTTGACTCAATGCGAGGGCCATAGCGGCTGATGCGTTCAGGGTTTCAACGGTGCATTCGAGGACGATGTTGACTTCATCGATCCGGTCAGCACCCTGGTCAACGCCAAGGTAGATTTGCTCGACACCAACGAGGTAGCCATTCTTCCACATTTGGGGAGCGATGTCTTGAGTTTCTTCGAGCAGAACGAGGTTTGCGGTTGCATCGCCGGCGTAAGTGAGTTGACCGCTTGCAATCAAGGACTTGTCAACCATGGTCACGCTCGAACCTTGGGATTGAGTTGTGAGCTGATACACAACAGCTCCTTTCTCGTTAGCGGTTGGAGCGGGCACGTCTTGAGGCGATCCCCATTGAACGGCGATGTTGTGGATGCGAAGGACAGACTTGCCCAGGGCATCAACATAAGCGCCGAGATCAATGGCGACTTGATTGAAGGTCGTTCCGTTTGTTGGTGCTGATGCTCGAATAAAGAAGCTGTCTGATTTCGCCATTGTGTTTCTCTCCTGGAATGGGTGGATCAGGGTTTTCTCTGCATGGGGTTGCGCCAGACCGGTTCCCTGTCCAACCCTAAGCAAACGCGCCTTGCTATATGAACAGCACCTAATCTTCTCTATGGGTGATGCACGGGTTAAGTTAGTCCCCGCGCCACCCTCCCCCTTTACCAACCAGCCATAGGCTATGAAGTTGCCTTAGGAATCCTATCGTTCGGATATTGAAATAACATTATTTTTATGAAGGGGAATCGCTTCGATAGGCACATGGGGAACCAATACAGCATAACTGTAAGCGACGAAACGCATGCGATTCTGACACAGGTGAAGGAAAAGAAGCTCAAAGTTTCACAGATCGTGGACATCGCTGTGAAGACTTTGGGCCTGGACGCGCTCCAGCGTCTCCAGAAGACCTTCCGACAGGCCGAAGCATACCTGGACGGTGAGAGCTATGAGTAAGCTGCCGACCTTCACGAAGGAAGTCAAGTGTGACGAGTGCTACAAATTGTTCACGACGCACATGTATGACGAGAACGAGGTCTGCACGTCGTGCCGATCCATGCGAGCTCTTGAGCGCATCGCGGAAGCTATCGAAACTTGGGTGGGCTGGCAATGAGTGAGAATGTTTGTCCTCAATGTCGTACGCGTACGGGCATCAAAGACGAGCCGGCCGCATACAAACGCGCATGGGTGTATTGGTGCTTTGCATGCGGGGATGATTACCTGGTCCCGTTTGGTGATGATGAATGAAAGTTCGATGTGCGATGTGCGGCTTCGAGGCCGAAGTGGAGAACCCGTGGATGTCCACGGCTCCGATCCTGGCGTTCTTCGATAGTCGCCCACGTCGTGAACGCCTGGTCATGCCGGACGTTTGGATCTGTGACCTTCACAAGTAAGGAATCATTGTGATAGCAAGCTGAACAGTTTCGAAACCACCGACAAGGCCGA